GAATTACATAGATTATTTTATACTGGAGCAACAAGAGCGAAACGCGAATTGCATGTTTTGGATCCAAAAGATTTTGAGAAAGCTTATTTATTATGAGTAGTTATGATAAACAGATAGGTGGAAAACACTATCAAAAATATACCATACAACCTAGTAAGTTTGTAATAGAGAACAAGTTGCTATATCCTGAAGGTTGTGCTATTAAATACATAATCAGGCATCAAGATAAGAATGGTAAAGAGGATTTATTAAAAGCCATCCATTTTATTGAGATGATAATTGAAAGGGATTATAAGTGAGAAGCACACAAATACCTCTGTTTACACCAGAGACAGAATGGGTCATGCCAGAAGAATTAAAAGATCTTCGGGGGGCCAAAGAGATAGCAATAGATTTAGAAACTAATGATCCTAATTTAAAAGAGTTAGGTTCTGGTAATGTGACTGGAAAAGGGCACATTGCTGGCATTGCGGTGGCCGTAGAGGGGTGGTCAGGCTATTTCCCTATAGAACACGAGTCAAATGGCAATATGGATAAAAAACTGGTGTTCTCATGGTTACAGGACATATTTAATCAAGAAGACACTACTTTTATATTTCACAACGCGATGTATGATATTTGTTGGTTGAGATCATCAGGTTTAATTATTAGAGGTAAAATAGTTGACACCATGATAGCAGCGTCTCTGATTGATGAGAATAGATTATCATATAAATTAAATACTCTATCAAAACATTATATTGGCATTGGTAAAGATGAGAATATTTTAAATGCTGCAGCAAAAGAATATGGTATTGATCCTAAGAAAGATTTGTGGAGATTGCCTGCTATGTTTGTTGGACAATATGCAGAACGTGATGCAGAGGCTACACTTAAACTTTGGAAAAGATTAGAAACAGAATTATATCAACAAGAGCTTTGGGATATATTTAATTTAGAAACAAGATTGTTTCCATGTTTAGTTGATATGAGATTTAAAGGTGTAAGAGTTGATTTAGAAAAAGCAGATAATATTAAAAAATCTTTGATGCACAAAGAGAAAAAAATATTAGCTAAAATTAAATCTTTAACTGGTGTTGACGTAGAAATAATGGCAGCACGTAGTATTGCGAAAGCATTTGATAAATTAAAACTTCCGTATGACAGAACAGAAAAAAGTAAAGAGCCAAGTTTTACAAAAAACTTTTTACAAAATCATCCACATGAATTACCAAAAGCAATCGCTGAAGCAAGAGAACTAAACAAAGCTCACAGCACATTTATAGATTCTATAACTAAACACGCAGTCAATGGTAGAATACATGCAGACATAAACCAAATTAGATCTGATACTGGTGGTACAGTTACAGGTAGATTTAGTATGTCTAATCCAAACTTACAACAGATACCTGCAAGACATCCTGAACTTGGTCCTTTGATTAGATCTATTTTTATACCAGAACAAAACCATAACTGGGGATCATTTGATTATTCTCAACAAGAACCTAGAATTTTAGTGCACTATGCAAAGCTACAAAATTTAGCTGGTGTTGATGAGATTGTAGAAGCATACAACCAAGGTGATGCAGACTTCCACCAAGTTGTAGCTGATATGGCAGGTATAGAGAGAAAACAAGCTAAGACAATTAATTTAGGTCTTATGTATGGAATGGGTAAAAATAAATTGATGGCAGAGCTAGGTTTGATGAAAGATTCTGCAGAAAAGTTAATAAAACAATATCACACAAAAGCTCCATTTGTAAAACAACTCATGGATAATGTATCTCGTAAAGCAAATGATAGAGGTAAAATTAGAACTTTGTTAGGACGTGCATGTCATTTTGATTTATGGCAGCCAGTGCAGTTTGGTGTATTTAAACCATTACCATTGGAACAAGCAAGAAAAGAATATGATGAACCATTAAAACGTGCATTTACTTACAAAGCTTTAAATAAATTAATACAAGGATCTGCGGCCGATATGACTAAAAAAAGTATGGTCGCATTGTATGAAAATGGTATAATACCACACATACAGATTCATGATGAAGTAGATATTTCTGTTGAATCTAATGAAAAAGCAGAAGAAATAATTGAGATTATGGAATCTGCGGTGGAGTTAAAAGTACCTAACAAGGTTGATTATGAACAAGGAAAAAATTGGGGCGATATTAAATAGAATAAATACTTGGTCTTTATTGTATAGACAAGAAATAGTTTTGATTGGTGGCGGATTCATAACTGGATTCGTATTAGGTGCATGGCTTTTTTAAACGCAGACATTCCACCCATTTATTGTAAAGTACGAAAGGAGTATTTGTATGATCTTAAACAACATAAAGGCGAAAGTCTTGAGTGTGTTATCTTCGGTATCTCATCGATATCAGGGATGGCGATCTTATTTAACATCATGCTTACAAACGGCGCGTGTTATTGGAGATTGCCTATCGGCGCGTTTTTCCAAAAATCGCATGACAGAGCCGAAGTGCCCGATATGCAGACTCACGAGTTGGAACTGTGGAACTGTTTTAGTTATTATCCCAGTGTTCATCATTTTAGTTATCTCACTAATCAACGTGGTAAGTTTTTAGGTAAAGACAAAAAATTTTATAAAGGTGAATATTTATTTACTATTGACTGGGCTCATCCGGAGAGTAATATCTTGGATACGGATCACAGTGAAATACCTCAAGAACATAAGTGTGCACATATACTGGAGCTCGATAACGGTAATTTTGCAGCTCAGCCTAATAATCGTATTCTTTGGAACCTGTCTCACTATACTACTGATAAGTTTTGGCCTGACTTTAAAGTCCAAAATACTTACTGGACTGTCGAAAATAAAGACTGGGTTACAGAAGATACTGACAAGATGTTCTACCAGATAGAAGACAAAGAAGATTGATTTCTACCACATAAGAATATAAAATAGATGGCTATGACAATAGAGGTAGCCAGGAATGAATTACTATTTCACAGCGGTATTAATAATATTATTGTGTTTGATGGCTCTTTTTATGGAACCGGGATATATACCAATTAGATGAGCAAGAAACCATTAAACATATCAGAGGAGGCAGCAGTGCAAATGCCGATGAAGACGGTTGCGTCTTTGATAATAATCGTCGCTCTTGGCACCATGGGTTACTTTCAGATTTTAGAACGTCTCAATATCGCAGACACTCGTATACAGATAATGGAAAAAGATCTAAACGAGAATACAGAGTTTAGAATTAAATGGCCACGTGGACAACTTGGATCACTTCCCGCTGACTCTGAGCAATTTATGATGATCGAAGATCTTTATAAGACCACGGACAAGCTAAACAAACATATAGAGTCTATGGCATTAAATAAAGTCAACATAGAATTTTTACGAAAACAAATGGATAAAGTATTAGTAGACATAGAAAAATTAAAAGATGCAAATCGTGAAATGAAATACAACGGTAACGGACAATGATAGAATCGGTGGTAGCCCTACTTATGTTTGTAAACGCTGAAATTAAAGAGGCACGTTTGCAAGGCTCAATGGCTGAATGCCTTCGCGGTAAGAGGC